ATCGTTCGTATTCTTGACCGCCTGTGAGGTGTCCTGCTGTCTCTGCTGCTCCTGTTGGATGCGGGTGTTTTCATTCTGCTGTCGATTATTCTCTGCGGTCGTTCTTGCCTGTTCTGCTTTTACTCTCGCATTTTCTGCCGTCGTCCTTGCCGATTCCGCTTTCTTGACTGCCTCATTCGTGCTGTCAATACTCTCAATGTGACCCTTGACACGATTCTCAAGTTCTGTGAACTCATTCGCTGATAGAATCGCATTGTCGTTCCTCTGTGACGGTTCAATCTCCATTGTGAACGATGCGGATGTGATAACCTGTGAATCGTCACTCGTCCGGATTTCAATGTCGCAATACGCCGTTCCGGAGGCTGCAAGTGCTTGATTTGTCAATTCGACTGTCACATCCGAACCGGAATATGAACATGTGTTATATACATGTTTTCCATCGGGTTTTGCAATGTTGATGACTGCTCTTGCCCCTGTCGGGATTGTGTACTGCTCGCCGTTGTTGAGCAACCTTGCAATGATGAATCGTGTTGCCTTGTCTCCCTGCTTTGCTGATACTAAATATCTTTTAGTGTCTCCGGACATCTCAAGATTGATGTTCGTCGTCAATTTCGTCAACGCTGCCATGCTCTCACCTCCTCTCGGTGTTTATTGTTTATTCTTCCGGATTCCTTACTCAGAAAGTGTCTCGTTCACACTGTTCTGTGCGAACAGTTCAAGCGTATCGACTGCTTTGAGTATCGAGTCATCAACTATTACTCTGTTCAGTTTTGCGTTTGCCGTTGTAACTTTTCCTATTTCGTTAATGACGTCATACGTTACGGCCATTCTCTTAACCGAGCCATCTGTTGCTGTTGCTATTGCCTTAATGTTAATCACTGCTGTTTCCTCCTAATCTAATTGATAAAGTAATGTGTTCATATATGCCGACACATCATATATATAGTCTGTATCATCCTTTTCCAGTGTGTGTGCTTCCAATCTTAAATTCTCATAATCTCTTTGTATGGTCTTGACTTCCCAAGCGAATTTTAAGTTTTTTGTTCCTTTTACAACAAAATACGATGGTGTGCGCTCTGATACATAGCAATCGCCCGGGCCATATTTAGTAAGAAAAACATCATATTGATATTCTAAATCAATCGTTTGAGCAAATTTTTCGTCGATGAAAATTAGGCACTTTCCTGTTTCGTCTGTCTGTGCAGCTCCGACATCTCCAAACATCGGGCTTGGTGTCTCGTAACAGCATAGTAAGCGCTCGCCATAATCTTGCGTTCTCACAACTCTGTGTTTGCTTCCGGTGCAATATAATGCTGTTGCCGATATATTTGTATATTGTCCGCTGTTTGGCGCACCGTCAAGACTAAGGCTATGATTGTAGAGAGAACATTCGCTACCATCTCCAGTCGATGAACCTCTTAGGGTTATAGAGCCTATTCTGTTGTTGGTAACCGTGATTGTATTGGTTCTTTCATCATTGAAGCCATATATGTTGCTTCTATGTATTGTAAAGCCTTGTTTCTTTTTTGCATCGAAAACACTAATGCTGGGCAAGTTGCCTGTTTGGATTAAATTGATGTCGCCACCATTGATTTTAACGTCGTTACATGTTAGTTTTCCATCTTCCGTCATCTCCGAGCCGTCGCTTTTCCATGATATTTTTTTTGCTTGGCATCTTATAGCTTCTGCGCTCTGTTCTATTTGAGATGTAACTTCATTGGCTGTGACCTTACTCTTTATAGCATTGGCATTTAGTTCTATTGCAGCGTTAGCCACTGTTTTATAGTTTTCGAGATTTGTGTTTGCGTTGCTCTCTGCCTTTGCTGCTGCATCCTGTGCCGTCTTATTCGCTGCGGTAATCTTCTCCGACACGGCCGTTTTCGTCTCATAGGTCTTTGATACTCCTATATTGATTTCGTTCGCTTTCACGTTAATCGCCGATTGCATCTGCTCCGTTGTGGAATACTCTGTCAGTTTCTTGTCGGTCGCTTTGTTTGCATTGCTTTCCGCAGTATTACACTTTTCTGTTACGGTCTTTTTCGTCTCATAGGTCTTTGATACTCCTAAATTGATTTCATCTTTCGCTGCCGTAATATGTGATTCAACATCTGTTTTTGTATAATATCCATCCCGCAACACCTTTTTCGTGTTGTTGTTTGCGATTGAGATTGCTTCCTCGGTTGCTGCTGCCGTCTCCTCTTTCTGAATCTCTGCAAATGTCTTTCTCGCATTGGAAATCTCAACCGTGTTCTTTTTCGGTGTCTCCGGATATTCTCTTATTTTGACAATCCTCTGTTTTTCTTTCGTTCGGGTTTTCTTTGATACAAGTGTGACCGTGTCTCCGATTCCATATGAAAGAATGTCTTTGTATTCCTCTGACGCATTCGCAAGGTCGACCACCTCCGCAGTATATGCCTTGTATGGTCTTGACATCTCCTCAATCTTTGCCGTTGCATCCTCAATCAGACTTGTGGTGTTGGTGTATCTTTCGTCTTTCCAAACATACGCCTTGATTTTGGAACTGTACTGAAAATTGTCAATGTAATCTTTTCCGGTCAACCATTTCGGCGTGATGCCGTCTTTGCCTATTGGATAGATTCTCGTATAAAAATCATAGGTGTCCGACTTCAAAGATATTTTCCGGAGGTTTAGCCCCTCCATGAAATAACACCCTTTATCACTTCCTATCCTGTCATAGATGTCAACAGTCTTTGTCAGTGAATGAATGATGCACTCGCAACGGTATGTCGTGAGGCACTTTTGCAGGACATCCCATGCCGTTACATGTTCCTGCTCGTCAATGGTTCTTTTCTTTGTGACGGTACATGTTCCGACATGCCATCCCGTACCCTCAAACGCAAACTCAAGACACGCTTTGATTGTCTGTTCATCCGATTCAAACCCATACGGGAACGCCGTTCCCTCCAATTCCTCCACATTGAGGACGGCGGTGTATTTGTTGAACTGTTCCCCTTTTTCGACTGCTTTGAGAACAAATTCGTCCGTTTTAGTGCGTATATAATATTCTTCTTTTAGCAGGTCGACCAACACTCCCGTTGCCGGATAGCTGAACGACAACTCTTTGTCTCCGGAATCCAATGTGGTGGTGATTTCTCTGTTTTTGAATCCGGACAATGTTCCGATTCTTTTCTTTTTGTCATCAAATATCTGCAATGCTCTCACCTCCTAAATCCACATAGGCGTGTATCTGATTGTCACTCTTGCCTTTGTATCGGAGAATTTGAGTGCTGTTTCTCCGGTCTTTAGCACCGGAAAAGTCCACATATTCACTTTATCAAATGCATTCGCTCCGTCGATTGTCACAAGTCCTGTCTTTGCATCTATCACAACCGTTTTTCCTGCTGCTAAACTCTCAACGATGATGTCGTCGTCTCCCAGTCCTGCGATTGTGTAATTTGTCAAGGTATTCTTTGCATATACCTCTACAACGCACGGAGCATCTCTTGTACCCACTTTATAGAACGATGCAGAGGCTTTCCAGTCGAATGTGATTGAGAGGTCGTCGTCGACGAAAAAACCGTCAAATTCAAGGTTTACAATGTACCTCTGTTTCACATTCTTTTTTTTATAGTCATTTGATGTGATGAATCCGATATATGTTCCTTTGTAGCCGTCAAGTTCCATCTTGCAAGCCTTTGTGAAATTGCTCATGAACTCCGATGCCGCATGGATGATGTTGTTCCTGTCCTTACCCTTGAAATATATTGACAGTTTCAAATGTCCCATCTGAACCTCTGTCTCAAATTCCGTCGGCAGCGCTGCACCCGTCAACCATTCATATGAATTAGAAAAAGAGGGAGGCTGCACATCGGCGGTCAACTGCTTTGCATCATATTTTCTGATGTCTATTCCGTTTATTTTCATTGCCCTGTTTTACCTCCCTTTTCGTTTATTTGTTACCATTTCCGCATCTACCTTTGACACAGTTCTGCTTGCGATTTCGTCGCCGTCAATGTATGTGTGATTTGTCACATATACAACTTGCGATTTCTGAACTGCATCAAGTTTCTTGTCAAGGATGCGGTTTAATTTGTTGTAAAACTCTGCAAGTGGCAAGATTGCCTCGTCACCCGCCTCGCCTCCTACCATGAGGCTATTGCCGTTGATTCCGAACACGGTCGGATTGGTCATGATACCACCGGATTTATACCACCGGATTGAGAACGACGGGAGTGAACCCTTTCCTCCGATACCAAAAGGTGCAACGCCTCCTCTTACGCTGATGTGAGGCAGATTCAAATGTGGCAATGACCACTTAAAATTGAATGCTCCTTTTATTTTTCCTAACACACTATTGACCGTTGAATGTGCAGATTCAAGTTTTGATGAAAACGCTGATTTTATCCCGTCAAGTGCTGATGATGCAGACGATTTTGCATTCGCTAATTTTGAGGAGAACGCCGATTTGATGTTGTCGAGTTTACCGCCTGTCAGAGTGTTCGCCGTACTCATGAGAGAGTTCATTGTGTCCTTTACGCCTGTGAACGTAGCAGACACGATTCCCTTGATTCCCCCGCCTTTTTCACTGTATGCGGATTTCATATTATTGAGTTTCGTTGAAACATTGGACTTTGCCGTCTCCATGAGTGAGGTTGCCTTGTCCTTTATGTTCGTGAAATCCGTCGACCATTTCGTTTTTATCTCCGAAACCTTTGAGGAAAATCCGGATTTGATTTCCGTCAATTTATTTGATGCATTGTTTTTCCATTCCGTCATTTTTGTGGTGACGGTGGTTTTCATATTCTCCCAACCCTCGGAAACCTTTGTTTTGATTTCCGATGTCTTTTCAGAAAATTTTGATTTTATTTCAGAGAGTTTCCCTCCGGATAAATTATCAACGAATGTGAATCCTGCTGAATAATATCCTTTGATTCCCTCCCATCCGGCAGCAACAACACCCTTGATGCCGCCTCCGTTTTCTTCATAGGCGGTTTTCATGTTCCCCAGTTTTTCCTTTGCCGTTTCGGTCGCTGCCGACATGACATTGTGAACCGTGTCCTTTACGCCGTTGAATACTTTCGATGCAGCTTGTCCTATTGTGCTGTTTTTTATGTTGTCACCGATTTCCTTGACCTTATTTGTGACTGCCTCTTTCGCTTTCGTGAATGCTCCCGTGATGGCCTCTTTGATTGCATTGAATTTTTCTTTGATGTTACCCCACAATTCGGACAGTTTTTCTTTGACCTTATCCCAATTTTTATATAGTGCAACACCTGCTGCAATCAGTCCGGCAATCAGTGTCACAATCAAAATGATTGGACACAAGCTCATAGCTGTATTGAGTGCCGTTTGTGCTAATGTCATTCCTCCGGTTGTTGCCGTGGCTGCTGTTGTGGCTGCCGTGTGTGCTACCGTGGCTGCTGTTCCTGCCGTATCTGCTGCCGTTCCTGCTGCCGTGGCTGCTGTCTTTACCGTAATCTTTGCAATTATCTTTGCAACTCCGGACGCAAATTCCTGTCCGGTCTTTACTGTGTCAGAGATTCCCTTTGCCACTTTTCCGAATCCGATTGACAACGGGCCGATAGCAGCGACCACAAGACCAACTTTGAGAACTGTTTGTTGTTGGCTCTCGTCTAAATTTCCGAACCATTCACTTAATAGGTGTACTTTTTCGGTAAATTCTTTCACTATTGGTGCAGCCGATGACATCACCGTTTGTCCGAACTGTAATGTCGTATTTTTCAACTCGTTTAATGCGATTTTTATATCATACGATGTTGTTTTCATTTTACTAAACGCCGTATCTGTCGCACCTGTTGAATTTCTCATTTCTTGCAAAGTTCCGTTGAAAGAATCCGCTCCATCCCCTAAGAGAATCAATCCTGCTTTTGCTGCCTCGGACGATGAAAACATATCTCCCATAGACAGATTCTGTTCTTTTGCTGCGCTGTTAATAATGCTTAATACATCCGCAAGACTTGAACCACTTGACATTAATTCTCCGAAAGATTTTCCTGTCTTTTCTCTCAATATTATGTCTGTTGCACTTCCTGTTTTTCCGAGTTCGTTCAACATTGAGTTTATATATGTCGTTGATTCTGCTGTTGCAACACCGTTCGCCGTCATTATCGCATATCCTGTGCATAACTGGTCTAGTGCTACGCTGTTGGCGTTTGCCGTCGGAATAACTTTTCCCATCGCCGATGATAATTCAGCAACGGTTGTTTTTCCTAAATTTTGTGTTTGTATCAACATATCTGACACATTCGTCACTTCGGTCGCCTCTAAACCGTATGCGTTGAGAATGGTTGTCAATACATCCAATGTATTTCCGGATTCTGCAAATCCCGCTGTTGCTAATTTTGTTGACTCTCTTACAAAATTTACAGCATCACCTGTTTTTTGTCCTGCGCTTATCGCATTATATACATCGTCTGCTATATCTCCTGCTGCAATTCCTGTTTCATTTGATAAACTTAAAATTGCATCCGACATGTCATCAACAGACATCACACTGTCGTCCATAATTGTTGATACTTTTGCAATATCGTTTTCAAAGTCAATCGCCATTTTCCCCGATGCCGTTGCAAAAGTCGCCAGTCCTGTTGACACGACTGACATTTTCTTTCCGAAACTCTCCATCTTTTCGCCCGCTGTGTCGCAAGCCTTTGCGAATGTTTCGAGTTTATGATTCTTTAATTGTTCGTTTACATCTTTCAGTCCTGCCTCCATGTTCATGAGGGCAGTTTTTGACTTTTCCGTCTTTACCGTCTGATTTGCAAGTGCAGTCTCCGTCTTTCCGATTGCTGTCTCATTTGCGGTGAACCCTTTCTCTAACTTGTCAAGTTCCTCTTTGAGTGCCTTTGACTGCTCGGAGTTCTTTCCGGTCTCTGCTGTTGATTTCTCATAAGCCTCTTTTGCAGCATCAATCTTTGTTTTGAGTTCCTCTTGCTTTGTCTTTTGGTCTGACAGTTTCTTTGTCAACTTCTCCTGCTGCTCACTGTTCAATTTCACGATGTTTTTCTGCGCCGTGATTTTTTGAGTGAGCGATTCGGCTTTTGCCTTGAGGCTGTCTGTTTCCGACCCGAACAACTTTGCTTTCGTCGCTGCCGTCGTATATTCCGCAGACAAGACTTTCATCTGCGATGCTGCTGATTTCATTTGCGATTGATAACTGCTCGAATCTGCCGATATTTTGACGCTTGTATAAGCCATTCGGTCGCCTCCTCTCTTACTGATTTTCGTTGATTGTATCTAATTCAAATTTTAAGTAGTCCAACAACGTGACAATGTTCTCTTTCATGCATTGACTGTATGAGTTTTTCAATAGCCGAATCGCAATTTTTACAACACGGTCAACAATTTCCCCGCAGACTTTCCATTGATTTTCCTCCGGTTGTTCATCCTTGTCCTCATATCCATTTTCACGGTCATAGTCATCGAATGCGGATGCCTCTTTTTCCACCTGCTCAACCTCTACAATGTTCAACATCTTTTCTGCAACAATATTTTGCATAATAAAATGAACCGTCTTGATTGCCGTCAGAAATTCAACTGCATCAATCTCCCCGACTGCTGCAAGCGACAATTCATTCCCGAATATCTCCTGCATTATCTTTTTGTTGAAAAACATCACTCCGGAGAATTTCTCCGTGTCATTCTTTTCCATGAGACTGATGTATTTTTTATACTGTTCTACCGTTACGGAATTGATGAAAAATCTCTCACCTCTGCAAGTGACCTCGATTTCCGGTATCACTTGCCACTCTGAAAATTTTTCTCGATGTTCTCCATTCTCTTGGTGAGTTCGTCTGCAATTCCCATGTCGATGAACTGGAACTCAAGAATCAATCCCGCTGCATCAAGTCCGGTCTCCGGATTCTTTAATTCCTCGATGGTGAACTGGTCTCCGTATGCCTTGCAGATAAAAAGACCCATCGCCTCGATGTCCTGTTTTGAATATCTCTGTTTTGTGTCGATAACCTCTGCAAGTTCAAGATATTCCGTGTATGTGTCGATTGACATTTTCGGCATTGTAAACTCTTTATTATTGACTATTATTTTTCTTTTCATGATTTATCCTCCTGTTATATATCCTCTTATTAGCCTAATCCGCCGTTTTTCTCCTGCACTTTGCTGAACCAATTCTTGATTGCCTCTGCTGCCTTTGTATCTTCTGTTACAAGGTTTGACTCATCAACAGAAATCTCATATGCATTGTCAAGACTTCTCTCATAGAATGAACCCTTGACGCTCTTTGTTGTCGGAGACAGTTTTCCCTCTTTTGTGCTTGCCTCCTCGCTGATTCCCTCTGCAAACTTTCCTGCATACAACCACTTGAAATCATACTTTCCGTTGAGTTTTCTTTCTCTCCATCCGACAGCGACCTCCGGTGCTTTGTCGTCTGCCGTCTTTACGAGGAAACCATTCTCATACAACTGGCCGAAAAGAATCTGTCTGTCCTGTGGTGCAAGGGCATTGACCTCAAGTTCGATTTCAGTTCCCTCATATGAATTGATGACCTCCTCTGTTCCGTCGTCAGAGTAGATTTTTTCCGAACTCCATTTTTCATCAACTTTCGCCTTGATTGCTCTTGCCAGTTTTACGGGTGTACCTGCCACATACCCCGTTGCATCATTCTGTGTGAGTTTTGCGATGTAAAAATCTCTACAACCGCATGTTCTACTTCTGACAATCTTCTGTTCTGTCTCGCTAACCTGTGTTACTGTTTCGCTCATGTCTGTCTATTCCTCCATTTCATAAAACTTTGAAAACCTTTGTGCTTTCATATAGATTCCGTCCTCCGGCTTGCCATCGTCTCCGTTCCTGCCCTCGAACGAAAAATCATTTTCTTTCATGATTGACTTGATTTCCCTTGCCAGTTCAACCTCGTCACTTTCTGAAAATATAGTGACCTGCACTGACAGCGCCACTCCCTCTGCATCGTCGTCCGAAAAATTCTCGTCATTTTCTCCCAAATCCCACAATGTCACATGTCTGTCATGGATGTCTTTGTCATACCACCCTTGCATCACAGTGATTCCTCTGTCTGATATAGGTCTCAATGCGTCGGATGCATCTTTGATGATGTCCGGACTGCTGCTCATGCTCTCACCTCATTTCAATGTGTTGTCTAAATAGGATTGATATTCCTGTTCTGCGATTTTTTGCAGTTCCGCATCTGCCTCACGCCCTGTTGCGTAAATAAATTCTCGAGGCGGTTGATAGATAGTTCCCCAGTTTATGAATTTCACATAAAAGTGTTCGCTATTGTCCGACTTTTCCCATCCGACATCTGCTGTTGCTCCTGTGCCTTTCATCTTGACTGCTCCCATCGGTATGCTGTCCGCTGCATGTGATGTCACGGATGACTTTGAACCGAAACCTCTACCGGATAATTTGATGTCTGCCGATTTCGGAATCTTGCCGGACATGATGTTTTTCACGACTGGTTCGCTTTGCTTTACAATCTTTTGATTGACCTCTTTTATGTCCTCGTCGCTTGCTGCATCCTCAAATGCTTTCATGAGTTCTTTCAAGCCTTGAAATTCCATTTCGATTTTCACTGCATCACCTCCGGTGTCAGATTATGACACTATGCTCCCGCTCTACATTTCAACTGATATTTCCTGTCGTCTGTGAACATCGGACACGCATCATATATTTTGAACTCAACGCCTTTATACACCGCATAGAACTCTTTCAGATTCAATCTGATTTCCTCCATTTTGTCGCAGGCTCTCGTTTCAAACATAATCGTGTTCTCAAGACCTATCTGCAATGCATTGTATTTCTCGTTTGTTCCCAAACTCTTGACATCGCACCAACATGAGAAAAATTCCTGTTCGTCCTGCTGCCGTCTGCCCTCAACAACGCTTGTTGTCTTGCGAATTATTTTAATTCTGCCTGTCATTCTGCTGCACCTCCGTATATTTCTTTCAATAGCATGGAGGAAACGGCAGCGGATAGCGTTTTCGTGTCGCTCCGGTACTTGTCACGGTTGTCGTACAGTTCTTTCACGGACATAAATGCAAGCAGTTTTTGACGGCTTGTGAGGTTGTTCCGGTCGAAATTCGGAATCAGTTCCGTCATTTCATCCAGTGTCGTGTCAAGCATCAATTCAAGGATTTCGATGTCGTCATCATAGTCGATATGACAATATGTCTTGCATGTAGCAATCAGACCGCCTCTGTACTTCTCTTTTTCTTCATCCGTCATGTTCTCACCTGCTTTCAATAGCAGGACGGATTCACCGCCCTGCTGCCATATTACCCGTTGATAACTTCTGTAATCTGACCCTTGATGACTGCTCCCTTGTCAACAGGCTGCACATCGAAACGGTCACGCACCTTGATTCCGGTCATGTCCTTATCCCATAAACCCGCACCTTTGTCATTGAGGTCGATTGTGAGGACGTTTCTGTCAAAGAGTGTGACTGCCTCTTTTAAGTCACCGCAGAAAACAGGGTGCTTGTACCCGTCGATTGTGTGACCATCGGTGTTCATAATCTTCTCGGATGCAAGAGTTTTCTTTGATAATTTGATGATAGGATATTCACCGAAAAGCATCTTTCCCTTTGTCTGCTGTGTCGGGTCTTTCTGTAAAATATAGTTGCCGTCTTTATCCTTTAACTTGTCAAGGTAGTTGAAACCGCTCTGATTTGTGATAACAACTGCATTGTCAGCGATTGCAGGGTCTAACTGCTCATTGAAAATGTCCTTGAGACTGTCAAGGTTCTCGACTGTGACTTCTTTCCCTTTTGTCATCTCATTGAGTACCTTGAGAATCATTGCGTTACGGGTTGCCTTTGTTTTCTTGGCAATCCATTTGTTGATGTATGCCATGATGTTGGATGCTGTGTCCTCGAGTAACTCTGCTGTCATCTTGAGGATTCCGCCCTTTTTCTTTACCTTGTACTCAATCGGTAAAAATTCCGGTTCGTCCATCTCCGGAAAATCCGCAGCCTCGTCAACATTGTCAAATGGTGTTGATTCTGCATCAACCTCAATGTTTCGTGTTCCTGTCTTAGTTGTTACGCCCTCGACATTGACATACTGTTCAAGGTTGTCGGATGAACGACGCAACTCGATGATGTCTGTTCTGATGTCCTCCGGAATTGTCACGCCGATTCCGGCCTCTCCCTCACTTCCTGCGGTTGTGTCGGATGTGAGTGCGTTCTTGTACACCTCAACATCTGCCTCGTCTGCCTCTCTGTGCAGGAATCCCGCTTTTACGATGTTAACAAATGCTTTCACAAGGTTCTTTTTATCAACCTTTTTCTCGCCACCGACCTGTTTTGCAGTGCCTTTGTTGACCTTATCCTCAATACTGGCCTGCTCGTCCTCGTCCAAATCATAGAGGAGGTCGAATTTGTTCTGTAACTCCTCAAGTTCTTCCTTTGCTGCCCTTGCCTTGTCGAGTTTTCCGTCGTTCACAAGGCTCTTGACCTCATTTTTCTTGTCGTTAATCTGCTTGAGTAACTTCTGTAATTCCTTATTCATGTTTTTTCCTCGCTTTCTTACATACCGTAAAGGTATAAATCTTTGAGAATCTCCTGCTTTTCTGCCTCGATTCTCTGTTTTTCTGCCTCTATTGCTGCACTGTTCCGGTTTTCAAGTTCTGCAATCACTGCATCGACGATGTCCTTTGTGTCGATTCCCTTGAGTGTCTCCGGAATATTGTTGTATTTCTCGAAAAAGTCGGATGCACATGCTGCAACTGCTGCCTTTTCCTCGATTTCAACATTGAAATACTGCTGCATCTTCTTACTGTCGAACCATGTCTCATTACTCATGAGGCTCTGAATCTTGTCTCTTGTGACGCCCTCCTGCACATGCTCCATGTAAACGTCAAGGATTGAATCCTCGCAGAGATTCAACTGCTTTATTACTGCCTTGAAATCGTCCGCATTGCCGTAAGCCATGCACAACGGTTTGTGAATCATTGCCTGTGCGCCTGTTGCGAAATGTAGTTCATCGCAAGCGAACATGATGACCGATGCGATGGATGCAGCCATTCCGTCGACATAGCCGACTTTGTGTCCGTCGTATCGTTTTAACTGGTTATAGATTGCCAGTCCTGCAAAAACATCTCCACCGCCGGAATTGAAATAGATGTCAATGTCCTCATATCCATCTAACTGATTGAGGAAATCTGCGATGTCCTGCGGACATCTGTCCTCCTCGTACCACATGGATTCCCATGTTGCCGATACAATGTCGCCGTAGAAATACAATGAACATCTGCTCTGCTCCTCGTCTTGCTCTAAATCCAAATAGCCGACATTTTCAACTTTTCCGTTACGTTTATTTTTCTTTGTAAAATCAAAACGTCTTTTTTTTGGCATGATTATTCACCTCCCTCCTGTTCATCCTCGTCCTCTGCCGTGTCGGTTTCGTCTGGTTCTGTTGCTGTGTCCGGCTGCTCTGCGTCCGGCTCTGTCTTTTCTTCCGGCTGCTCCGGTTCTTCGGTTTCATCCGGTTCGGATGCACCTTTCAAATATGCTGCTCCCGCCATAGTCAACGGAACGATGCTGCCATTTGCAAGCAGAACATCGCCTCCCTCCGCATCTTCCATGTCGAGTTTACGTCTTGCCTCATTCGGTTTCATAATCATTCCACTGACAGCATCTCTCAAATATTCCATCTGCGTTTTTGAATCTGTGCGGAACAATACCTTTTCATTGAATTTGTAATAATATCCGTCGTCTGTATCTTCATCCGGTAGCATTTTGAAATTGATTTCCTCCTCATACTGCTTGATGATGAACAGTTCCGTGTCGACGTAGAATGATAACTGCTGCATCTCGCTATTGCTATATGACGACTTTGAATAATCGTTGATTTGATTCGGTTTCACTCCGAACGCTCCGGCGATTTGCAAGGCGTTATATTTTTTCAGTTCAAAGAACTGCGAATCAGTCAGTTTGATGTCAAGAGGTGTGAGTTTCATTCCTAACGGAACAGGCAGAATTTTTCCTGTATTCTTTGCCCCGCTGCCAAACTCCTCAAACGATTTGACAAGTGCCTCTTTTGCCTTTTCGTTCAACTCTCCCGTGTATTCGAGTGTTGCTTTTGCTGTCAGACCACTCTCATACAAGTTATTCATGAACGCCTGTGATTCGGATGCACCTGCAACCGTGTCTCTCAAAATCTGCTGCACTGGTAGTCCTGTGATTCCGTCGAAACTGAATGATGTTTTGAAATGCATCACCTCGTCCGTGCTGAACACATATTGACGACCGGATGTCGGGTCTGTGTAGACGTACCACAAACGCCCCACTCCTGCGAATATCCCTGCATCGTCAACGACTATCTGCACACAATTTGACTGCATGACCCACAAATCAACGATTTTGATTTCACCGCCGAATTTCTTTCGGTCAAACTTCTTTCTCATGTACACATATGCGTTTCCGTAGTGGTTACGGTTGATTTCAACTGTGTTCCAAAATGTTGTTGGTGTCATGAACGGATTCGGTCTTTTTGAGAGCAGTTTCGATGTATCTGTCGCCTCTGCCTCAATGATTCCCTTGTCCGTTTTCTGATAATATTTGATAGGCATTTTCGCAAGGGTCTCCGACAGCATCTTGAGACAAGTGAAATATGTGACCTCTGATGTCGGTTTTCCTTTTCTTTTCAATCCTATTCGCTCAAGGAACGACGGTGAGTTCAATGTCATTTTCCCTCCGTCGTTCTGTGGTTCGCCTCTCCACCAATTTGAAATTTTTACTCCCAATCTCTGAAACGGATTCATTTATTTCTCACCGCCTTTCTTCATGTATTTTTCATATTGCTCAAGCCATTCATTGACAGTTTCATTCACATCCGGACGGTATTCCTCTTTCATTGCGTGTTTCCATGCGTCGATGATAGCGTCAATCGGGTCGATTCGTTCTGTCGTGATGTCTTTGTCAATCTTTATTTCACCGTAATTGTTTGAAATGGTCTTTGCATTCGCAATCGACCAAACAAGCAGGCTGTCAACCGGAACAACTATCTTGTTGCCCTCTTTGCCGACTTCCATTCCCTCAATCTCCACATTGCCCGCAAGAATCTCAAGTCTGAAATCAACGGTCGCATCGTTCAATTCTTTTGCTGTCTGTGTGACAGAGATTGAATCGAATCCCATCGCCTCAAGGTCTGACAGGAACGCCGATGCGTTGTGCGGGTCGTAACAAATCAACTGCGGTTTGAGGTTGTATTCTTTCACCAAATCCTCAAGATATTTGATGATATATTTGTAATCTGTCTTTATTCCTCCCAGTGTCTCGGTCACTGTCACAAGACCCTTTTCAATCCATACGTCATAAGGTACTTTGTCGGTCTTGATGTGTTCATCCACCCTTGAGGACGGAATGAACGAATGTGTGTGTACAAAATATTTCTTTACTCCGTCAACCATGAACGGAATCACGATTGCGATTGATGTCAAGTCGCCTCCGGATGACAAGTCAACCCCGACGTAGCATTTTGACCCTCTGAAATCCTTGAGTGATTTTAGAACGGCACATGCTTTCCATTTTGCGATGTCCTTGATATACAGTGAATTTGACCACTGTATCCACATGTCGAGCTGCTTTACGAGGAAATCTCGTAAATCCTCCCCTCCCATATCACGGGCGGTATGTGCAATCGGTATGAGGTTTTCAAGAGCATCCCTGTCAAATTCAAGAATTGGGTTTGCTTTTATCCAGTTTTCCGGAACATACCTGTCGTCATGTTCGTCCATTTGTGCGATATATACGAACTGACTGTCGTTTTCAAAAACTCCCTTTAACAGATTGCAGCAATATTCATACAATTTATAACAGGGTGATTTGAGGTCGAACCCTGCTGTCGTGATGACCGAAATCAACGCCGATTTAAGTTTCTTGATGCCTCCCTCAAGCAGCTTGTACATCTGATTCGTCTTGTGCGCATGATACTCGTCGACAATTCCTAAATATGCACGGTGTCCGTCAAGTGACTTTGTATCACCGGACAACGCTTTGATTTCTGAATGTGTCAACAGACAATCAATCGTGTGGTTATGGTCATGTACCTTGAACCATTCTGACAAATCCTCGTCAGAGTTGATAAATTTTGCAACCTCGTCAAAAACAATATTCGCTTGGTCTTGCTTTGTGGCCGTACAAAAGATTTTTCCGTACTTGTACCCATCAAAATTGCCGTAATAACATGCAAGAATACCATTGATGAACGATTTTCCGTTCTGTCTGCCTAATTGCACATAGGATGTTCTAAAACGTCTGTATGACTTTTCTTTTGTTCTCCATCCATTGAGCGACCCCAAAATAAAACACTGGAACGGATATGCCGTCACATGCTCATTTTCCTCGCCCTCTGCAATGGTCAATTCCTCTGCGAAATTGATGATTTCCTCTGACTTTTCAACGTCGAAATAGTATTTGTACGGCGCTGCTTTCGATTTCTCAATGTCGTCGAGGTGTCTCTGACACGCAAGACGGACATATTCTCCGGCTGTTATCTTACCCGATACGACATCAAGGGCGTATTGTGTGCAGCGGTCTTGTGTTTCTCCTGCTTTTGTCATGCCTTAATTTGCATATTTCGCAAATTTATTCTCCGGCTTTTGCTGTTGTGGTTTCGGTACAACCAAACGGCAACGAGAGGAAACTGTCAGTCCGAAATCTGATGCTCCCTGTCTGCACTGTTTCATGCAGCGGTCTTGAATTATCATGAGGCGTTCTCTTTCTCCGTTCACGACCTGTCTTGTACCGACCTGCACACATTCTTTTTCGCCTGTGTCCGGATTTTCCCTCGTCTCATAGACTGGAACATCCTCCATCAATGGAGTTTCTCTGATTTGTTTTGTGATTTCAATGTACTGTGCCTGCGCAATGAGTAATCTTGCCAATGCGTCGCAGTCAAGGTTTGAAATTAGTTTGATTTCGAGTAATTCTTTCGCAATCTTCCGGAATTGTTTTTTTTGTTCCGGTGTCAAATATGACGGAGGTCTCACTTTGTCGCATGGTGCTGTGACCTCGGCGTTTTTCCGTGCCTCAATTTCTGCTTTTGTGAGGTGTTTTCGCCCGTTCATTACAACCAAATCTGTGGGTTGTCTCTGCCCTGCCATGATGCAACAGACCTCCTTTCCGTCAGCATTTCAGTGTTTTGTGTCACATTCTGACACCTCTTTCGGATATGCCTTTCTACTGAAATTTCCGTGGGGAGTTTTCTCCAAGGAAAAGAGGGGGTGCGACTAAAAACGAATCGCACAAAACTTTTTTATATCCCCCTGCCTCTCGAAAGTGGTACTCAATCAGTGACCTCAACTGTTTTTGTGTTGCTCTCATACTTGCTTTGCTCTGCTTATATAAAGCAGTGATTGTGTTGTGTGTCTTATGGTTGAGAGGTATGAGGTTGAACGGATTCAAACGCTGTTCCCAGTCGTCCTCAAGTTCAATGATATGGTGAACCGGATTGCATGTGAGCAACTCATGCTCGATATATAATGCATATATATCTACGTTGTCATAGACCTCAATGATACGCTCTCGCATCGCCCGCCATTCCTTTGATACATAGAACTCTGCTGCTCTCTCGTCTCGCCGTGTGTTGTTATATATCACGTGCCTCGACTGCTGCCGTTGCTCACATTCCTCGCACATCTTCATCGACTGCGGAATCAACTTCCCACACCTGCATGATTTCAATAGCATCTGTGTTCTCCTCTCTTGCTGTGTTCTCCTGCTGTATTATCCACAAGAGGCGGGCAGTAATGCACATTACTGTGTATATCCCACCCGCTATATAACAGGAGGGCAAACAGGCAAGAAAAAAGCGACTGCATATCTGCAATCGCTCTCTCAACTGTTCACGCTAACATATTATCACGTTTATTTTGCTTTTTGTTCACCCACTTTTTACCCCTGTTTTCACCCTCATTTCACCCTGTTTTCACTCCGCTTTTATCATTTTCTATTGCTTTTGCACCGAATAACTTGATTGATAACCGCTGAATCATCACCCTGCACCACTTTTTCGGTGAGTTGCGTCCACATCCTGTCTCCCTCACTATGTCCTCGTATGACATGCCCTTTATATAGACCGCCTCAAGAGCGTCGTATTTGTACCCCTCACCTGCTGCCTCTGCATCCTCTTTCAACGATGCAAGAGCCTTTTTCAGATGCTCAAACAGGATGATTGTCTCTGCCTTACACTCTCTGATTGATTGGAGGAATGCTTTCTCTGCTGATATGTTGTATTTGCCTATATCCGGCACTTGTGAGGTCTCTGACACTGCATCATTGATATATCGTTCCATTTCACGATAATTCTCAAGATATAGCAAGGTTTTGTCAATGACAGTCTGCTCCTTTTCCTCTTTCATGCTTTTTCCTCGCTTTCTGCTTTCTTCTCATAGGCAGGCCGTGCATTTTACGCCAGTTATTCGTGTTTTTGCGGTTTTCCGCATTTCTCAAACTGCTTATTTTTAAAATTGCCGTTTTTGCCTGTTGTAAAGTCGCTCCCATTTGCAAAACTGCATCAATGAACGCCTCTGCTGTTGCTTCAACGATGCTCGAAATCTCATTTTCTGTCTTTCCCATCGCCCGAAATCTGTCAATTATGTCTTTTAAGATTCCCATATTATCGCAGTCCTCCTTTTTTCTTACATAAAAGGCAAATCGCCGTCGATGCCGTCCGGAATGCTCATGAATCCGTCTCCTGTGTCTGTATATCCGGCGTTTTCTGCCTTTTCTCCTGCTGCTTTCTTACTTTCTGCAAATTCCTGTTCCTCAATAACAACATCCGTCGTATATACCTTTTGCCCGTCTCTGTTGGTGTATGAGCCTGTCTGAATCCTGCCAGTAACAACAATTTTTGTTCCCTGTTTCAAATACTTCTCTGCAAATTCTCCATTTTTACCGAATGCGACGCATGATATGAAATCCGCTGACTGCTGCCCGTCTCTTGCACCTCTGCGGTCGACTGCTAGTGTATAGCGTGCCACGCACATAGATTCCTGCGAACTGTTCTGCTGTGTGTATCTTACATTCGGCTCTCTTGTGAGCCTACCCATCAATATGACTTTGTTCATTCTCTTTTTTGTCCTTTCTTGAATCAATTTCTCGTACGCTGCATAACGTATTCATTTTGCATCCTCTGCAATCTGACAAGTCCTTTTTTGAACTCAAGGTCATCACCATTCATGCACACATCGAATATTTTCTCATAGTCGACAATGTGTGTCTTGATGAACTCCGCCTCTGCTGCCGTCCTGCTCTCATTGATGAACATTCCCTTGACTGCCTCTTTTATCATTTCGCAATGGGTCTTTTCCTCCTCTGTTGTCGGAGGCGTGTTTTCAATCATTTTCTCATATGCGTTGTCAATCGCTCCTGCAATGAGTTTTTTCCAACCCTTGCCCTGCTCTCCTAATAACTGACATTCAATATCCTCAAAACGGTTTCCCTGTCCTGCTGCTGTGATTCTTATGTCCTTTTTGCCCTTTGCTGCAATCAGAATCAAATCGTCGTCGTATGCCTCCATGTAATAGTCAAATTTCGCATCAAAATTCGCATTCGGATTGATGATGATTTCCGGTTGACTGCTGCCCTCTGTTTGAATGCTCACGCCGATGTATTTTGCATCTGTCGCCTTTGCATTGATAAATATTGCTTTTAATTTGCTTTTGTTCATGCTGCTTCTCCATTCACTAAACTAATTTGTTGAGTAACTGTTCATACATAGTCTTATATGTGTCTCTTTCTGTTTGTAATCTGATTGTGTCCTCTGTCTGTGTTGTGTTTGCAATCTTCTTATTTTCTTCGACATGGGCTACTGCATCCTGTTCAATCTTTGTGATTGTGTCCTCGTAATACTCTTTCGCTGTTTTGATGGCATTATCTAGCTGCAAGGAAATCATGAGAGCAATGTCGATGTTCTCCATTTCCTTGTCGGTACACTCTCCGATGTATGTTCCTACACGCTCCGTTGATACCGAACAGACCTGTTCACACAATACCGTGCTGACTCTCCCTGTTGACCTCACTGTCACATGTGTCGGGAGGTCTGTTTTTGGCTGCGTAGTCATATATACAACCTCAACAACATTGCTGTTCTCATTGTTCTTGTTGTTACTAACCACTACCGCCGGGCGGTCTGCGTGTTGTTCGCTCCCGTTGTAGGATGCCCCCCCCTCTGCTGATATAGAACATTTCGCCTCTTTTGATGTCATTTATTGATTTTTACCTCCTGCATTCAATATTTTCATTGTCTTTCATGAGTTTTGTTGCCATGATGCAATATCCGTCCTCAATTCCTGTGTAGTCCTCAAGGATATATGTCACAAGCACTCTGACCATGCGTCCGGTGTTCTTTCCATCTGCAAATTCCATCATTTCGAGAATGTCGCCTTTTTTATATCCTCTGTCATTCTTTCGGAGTTCAAATGTCTTGATTCCGTTTGCCACATCATCGAAATAAGACTTTGCAAGGCGTATCTGATGCACTTTCTGTTTGGTCTCCTGTGTGTCTGATGGGAGGTTCTGCATCTTCTCCTCTTGCTCCATATCACGGAGTTTTTTCTTTGTCTCACGGTCGATTGCATCCTGTTCCTCTGAATATCTCTGCTCGTCGGTCTTGTATGCCTCTGTACGGTTCTTGTACTGGTCGCATGAGGTGCATGTTCCGGTTTTGACGTTGCATCTTTCGTATTCGGTGCAGGAATAGCAAATTGATGTAATTCCCTCCGGATGCGGTGTCTCGTAGTCGTCGCCCGCTCTCACTTCCGGCGGGTTCATGCCGATTTCTGCCTCTGTGTCTGATTCTGACGCCTGCTGCACCTCGTCAAAATCCATCTGACCCTCAACCTGTGCTTTTTCTGTCTCTGCTGCTTTTGCCTCTTTCATGTCTTTTATATCTTTATGGGTGAGTTCTCCGGTTTCAATGAATTTTCCCAATGCCTCCCGCTGCTCGTCTGATGACATCCCGCTCAATTCGTAGGCTGCGGAAAATGTGAGGCGTTCGCCCTTGAGTTCCTCTTTCCATTCCGGAATCAGATTGTTGTTGACTGCCTCGATTTGAGCAATCTTTGTTTTACTCATGTGTAGCATTGAGGAAATCACCTCTCTCAATCGTCCGGATTGCAGGTCATATCCCTTGATTTTCTTCCCTGCTGCTTTCATACGCTCAAGAGATGCCTTGAGGCGTGTTTCCTCCTCAATCATGTCGGAGGTCGTCTTTGTACGGTATGCGTTCGCAATTATGATTTCAACCTGCTCCTCGTCGTTATCCTGTGGCGTTGTCAATTTACTGGTTGCAAGTTCAAATTCTTTATATCCCTTTGATACAAGGTACTTGAGAGCCTCCCATCGTCTTTCACCTGCTACGATTCTATATTCGCCCTTGTCGCACGGTGCATATACAAGTTCAAGGTTCTGTTTCAACCCGTACATGAGAATGTCTCCTGCCAGTTCCTCAATCTGTTCTACGCTGTAAAAATTCATATCGTTCCGGTACATCTTGAAAATTGAAATGTCCTTTGTCCGGAATCTTGCTCTCGGAGATTCATCAATCCCCGCTTTGCTGTTCTTGTTGAGTGCGTCTTTCACGCTGAATCCTGCTGCCATCTGTTCAACCTCCTGTTATTACTCTGTGAGTTTCTGTTTCTTTGTCTCTGTACGTTATTTTGCTGTTTCCACAATATTTCCCATGTGCTTAATCCTCCGCATTTATTTTCTCTATCCTCAACATGTATGTGAGATATAATTTTCCATCTCGTCTGAACCCTTTGCACCTGCTGCAATATTCATTCGCATCCATTCTCATTACTGCAATAGGATTGTTTCTTTTTGGGATTTCTACTTTCACAAGTGCCTCTCCCCATCTTTCAAATTTTATGTTTGTATTGATGTTGAAATCAGTGCCTCCGACTTTTTTCATGAATTTCTCTGCATCCGCATATAATTTCACCCAATCGTGTTCTTTCATGCCTACCCCTCCATTTCCTTGAGTAACTCATGTACAACACATCTGTAATCTTGAGACACGATTCCACGCTTTGAAAATTTCGGGAGTGGTATCATTGCCGTTGTAGATTTCTCTGCGATGATAGAACGACGAATCGGTGTGGCAAACATGTCAAATCCGGATTCTGCTTTCAACCACTCCTCAACCTCAAGAGAGGTCTTGTTTTTCTGTCGCATGGTCATTAGTGCCTTGATTCTCAAGTCCGGATTGATGTCTCTCAAATCCTCAATCTGCTCCTCAAGGTTCTGCAATGCCTCGATTTCATATCCCCCGACCTTTACCGGAGCAATAATGAGTTCTGCTGCAATCAGAATGTTAATGACTACCATGTCAAGCAATCGCCCGCAGTCACAAACGCAATAATCATATGCACCGGAGACCTCCTCCAACGCCTCACGCAATCGTGTGACTTGATTGTTCTCTGACTTGAGCAGCAAATTCATGTCCGTTTTCATGAGATAGCCATTTGCCGGAATGATGTCAACGTGTGAATACTCTGTCGGGCGAATCAAGTCGCCTGTTTTATATGTACCTCCAACACACTCATGTTTCTCAAGCAGTTCACTCATGCCGATTCCGTCCGGTTCGTATACTCCGAACGTCTTTGATGTATCTCCCTGCGGGTCTCCATCTAACACAAGCACTCTTTTTCCCTGCTCCTCGCCTAACATATAGGCGATTGAATCGGATGTTGTTGTTTTCCCGATTCCTCCTTTTGGTGACATTACTGCAATAATTTTCATGTCTTTTCCTCCTGTTATTGTCCTGTTATAGATAAATTGTGTAATACAGTTTCATTTGCAAATCTTGAAATCTAAAATCCGGCGTTTCGTCCGGTTTTAATGGTGACATGAGATTCAATTCTTTCCACTTGCGATGTGTAATCTCCGGAACTGCACTGAATTTTATGACCTTGTCATTTTTGTATTGCTCATATAGTTTGCAATTTGTATGGCCAACATCCGGTGCAAATAATGCAAGATACCCGACGAATATTTCCTCGTCGCCTTTGAATATCCGGAGCATGTTTGTACTCTCCAATGTGTCAATCAATTCCTCAAGCGTCATGGCCTGCCTCCTTTGACTTTTCCGTCCTTGAGGATGCTGTTGTTTGGGATGCTCATTGTTATATTTCTTAATGCCTCTCTGTTTTTCAATGGTATGACAATTTCAATATCTCCCATTTTGTGATTCATCAATTCGCAGTATTCCTCTATAACTTTGATTGCCTCCTCTGCTGAATAGCAGGTTGCAACAAAATGTCCTGCTGCTGCCATGTCTGCAAGGAACTCTTTTTGTGTGTCCTGCTGCCTGTTGTTGCCGTATTTCATTTCGATAAACAATCCGCAGTAAATCCCTTTCGGATACGGGAGACACAAATCAGAAACGCCCGCCTTGACGCCCATCTGTTTGAATTTGACTGCCTCCTGCTTGTTTCTGCTGCCTCCGTTCGGTACATGGAACAACCATCTCAATTCCGGATAACGGTTCACGTTCCAATTCGCCCACGACACGACGTTGATTTGTTCTGTGTCCTCGCTTCTCATTGCGTATTTCATATTCATCTGCATTTACCTCTCTTTTGCATATTTCGTAATATTCACATGTCAGACATAAATGTCTGCAATCCTTGGCTTTGAGCATATGTCTGAATCTCTCTGCGACTTCTCTCATTTTCATCTGTCCTGCTCCTCCATTTCTAAAATCATGCAGGCGTGAATGAAAATGCTCTTGTGTTTCCTGCCGAACTGGTCTTTTGTCGGAGGCACTTCATGCATATTCTCAATCGTTCTCTTTGCCTCCCACCATCGGCGTGTCTTTCCGTCTCTTGAAATCGGCTTGAAATGTACCTTGACCGTTCCTTTGGCAATGGAAAACTGGTCTTTGTCTACCCGCAGGATGTCATCGAATCCCGCTGCCTTGACTGCTGCCTCTGCTTTTCTGAAATATCTATCTTTTGATTCCGGTTTCCAGTCAAATCTCATTTCCCGACCACCTCCTCAATCTCTTTCATTCTCTGCATGATTGCCGTGTTGTATGAATATACATACACGCCGTTGCTCCACAAATATTCCCTTGCACCTTTTTCACCGTAGTTGTACGCTGCAAGTGCATCTTGAATCGTGCCGTATTTCTTGAGCAGGTATGAGAGGAAATCAATCCCGACCCTCACGTTTTGATATGGGTTCATGAGGTCGGTGCATCCTAGATTCTGCATCCGGTCGGTGTGCCATTTCTCATATATCTGCATATATCCCTTTGACCGCCCGCCGTCTCCGGTTTTGTCGAACTCATATCCGGATTCTTGCTCTATGATTGCCAATACAAGGGCATACGGAACGTCATATTGCTTGCATAGACATCTTGTGTATATCTGCATTTTCTCCGGAAAATAGCCTTTGTCTGCATACTGCTCCGGCAGGTCATAGAACACGAATCCCTCAAGGTTGTCACTCCCCCAGTCCTCGGACATGGTGCCAAAAACCTTGTATTTATCCTCAATGTTCTCTGCTGTTTGTGTCATCGTCTCCGGATTCTGTGTCACTTCCGCTTGTGCCTCCTCCGGCTCTTTCTCCTGCTGCTCCGGTTCTTTGACATTGAACAATATCACGCAAAATCCCGTCAGTAACACCGCAATCAATGTGATGAGAAACGCATTATACAAACCTGCTCTTTTCAATGCCCGTCTTATCCGTCTTATCCGTCTTTTCACCTGTCGACCTCCTTTTCCTCATTCGTGCATGTATATAAAACATGCAATTAAAATCGTTGTAGTACACTGCTGCATTTGTGAAATCCATTTCCGGATACCACTTTTTCAGTATCTCCGGAATGGAATCCCTGTCCTTGACCATCTTGTCAACGAATGAGCCTATTTTTTTATAACTGCCTCCTGCTGCCGGACGTTTGGAATGAACGACCTTGATTCGTGGGTCTCTCAATCCCTGTGAACTGTTCCACCTCTTTTCCGACGGAACACGGTTCTTTTCCTCGACGATGTAATTTGCCATGCCAGACAAACCGTTTTCGTCTGTCTGCAACCTGCGAACCTCATTCCTGCTTGACTGTTTCCAACATGATTCAACTGTCTCCATGTCTAACGCACCATCCATGACAATGTGATGATGCCATCTGATTTCCGCATCCGGATTGTATGCTGTCACATAGACATATTTTGCATTCGGGAGACCTCTCTTTTTCCTCTGATAGTTGATGCGCCGGATGTACTTTTGCACATTCTTGATTGCTGCATCCACATCCCCGTCCGGTGGGAGATGCTCGTCATCATAGGTCAATGTCATCCAAATATCACGGTCACTGAAATTCTCATTGATTAGCCTCTCAACATATTTCCGTGCGTTCTTGTCATTCAGATTCTTTTGAGCCTTGTTGTTGTCTTTCTTGATTGTCCTCCCCTCCGGAGGTACTTCATCCATGCTCCGGAACTGCGGATATATCTCAATTTCAAACTGGTCTCCTGCTGTTATCTCTTTCAGTGCATATATAACCTTTTTTCGATGTTGGAACAGGTTCTCGATGAACCACTCATGCATGTCCTCCATCGCTTTGTTATATGCTGCCTCATAATCATACGGGATATATTGCATCCCTCTTTTTCTTGCCATCTGACACAATCCTCCTGTTATGTTTTCGTAGACTTGTTATTATCTATTACAAGGACGATAAAAGTTCCGAAAACCCTTGATTTTATAGACCTTTTCGGTCTCTTTTCAAGTTGCTTTTTTGTGTCAGATTTGCTATAATATTTCTATCAGTTAGCGACTGACACAATCAGTCGATACAAGGACGACCACTGCAATGGTTGTCCTTTTTCTTTGCTTTCTAACTGCACATTTTTTCATATAAAACATCGAACATCTTGTTTTTAATTTCTTTGATTTCCTCTTTCTGTTTTTCGATTTCCTTGTCTTTTTCACGAATCTTTTCTTTTAGCATCTCGATTTCTCTTTCATATTTTTCTTTTGATTCCATTTCCTCCACCTCCTGTTTTTTGTTTATTTCGTTTTCTGTTAATGTTCTGTTTTCGCTGCCCTGCGTTTTCGATGAATTATCAAGTACATTTTTTAGAGACTGAAAGATATGTGCAATTACATCAACCGTCCATCCATTTCCTATGCAAAATACTGCTTTTTTTATTGGTAGCATTTTTGTGTACCCATCCGGAAGTGTCTGCAATCTCTCAAATTCTGTTTGTGTCGGTTGATAATATTTATCTTCTATCTGAATCACTATTCCTGTGTTGCTTGATATATCATACGCCCCAGTTCCTATTGTCCTACTTTGTTGCTCTGGTGTTCTTATTGCACTCCTTGTCGTTTTTTCTATTTTTCGCCCCTCATATTCCCCGCTAAAAACATATTTCTCAATCTTGTCTGTTACTTCGTTTCTTTTCGCGTTCTGTTCCATGATGTCTTTTAATTTAATTTTTTGGGGAGCGAAATCCTTAATCTGAATATTAGTCCAGTATAGTCTCTTTCTGTTTTGTGCTGAAAAATCTGCACTATTTATCAACACTGGTTCACATCCTAGTATTTCGCTTATCTTATCTCTGTTTTTCTGTGTCATGCTCGCATTGTTCTCTAGCAAAAACCATTGTGGTTTTATTTCTTTTAATGCTCTTACAAACTCGAAAAATAAACCGCTCTTTTCTCCCTCAAGTCCTTTTCTCGACCCCATTCCGCACAAATCTTGACATGGACTGCCTCCGATTAACAGTTCAAATCCCTCATATTTCTTGAAATTTACCTCTCTTACATCACCGATATGTTCTATCTGCTCATAGTTCGACTTGCTTACCTCGATAGCAGATTCATCTATTTCACTAGCCACATACCTCTCTACTTTGATTCCTGCTCTTTCCAGTGCTACCATTCCGCAGCTTATCCCATCGAACAGACTTAACACTTTGATTCCCATTGTTTAATAATTCCTTTCTCGTTCTCTATAACGACCACTGCAATGGTTATCCTTTTTCTTTGCTCTCATGCTCCTGCTATGTACTGCCCCGCCGTTATGACGGGGCGTTTTCATTAAACGGCTGCAACCGCCTCTTTCTGTTCCCATCTGCGACGCTCCTCTGCTTTTCCTGCTGCCTTACCCTCGGCATACGCAGACATCACCATAATGGTCATTGACTTTCCCTCAAGGTCGTCGATGTTCATGAATTTTTCTGCCATGCTCTCAATCACTGCCTTTTTCTCATTTCTCGTCATTTTTCAACACCTCCTCGGATTCGCTCAATCTCTTTTTCTATGTTCTTTCCGGAATAATCTGCAAGCAGTTTTTCCGAAATGTGATACGTCCAAATTGAGGACATCTGCACCGCCGTTCCTATCGGGAGTTTTCCCTGCTGCATTGCTACCCTCACGAATTGCGGTGACACATTGAGGATTGCTGCTGCCTCTGTCGGCAATATTCGTCCTATATTCATCCTGTTTCCTCCTGTTGGTGGTTCTCTCGGTCTTTTCATCCCGTCCACCTCTTTTCCGGCAATGTACACCGTGTTTTGATTTTTCACCTTAAAAAATCAAGAAAAACCTGTTGACCATCCACGCACTTTGTAGCAGGTGCGACCGCTGCCATGTTTCCCACGGTATCGCTGCCCGATGTCTTTCGGCTTGCCATCGTCAGAGTGTCGGTTGCCATCCGGACACTGACGGGGCGACTGCTGCCCCGTTTCGGCTTTAATAAAATGAATCCCTCTGCATTTCGTCGTCAACTTCTTTCGGTATCGGGATAGGCTCGAAATCATCGTTTTTCCCGTTCCAATAATCAAATAACTCTTTTATGTACTGGTTCAATGTCTCTGTATTGCTCATTTCTGTTCCTCCTGTTCTTTCTTGTCCTGCTGCCCCTCCTGCCATATAATAAATGTGCAACCATTCTCAAACGACAGGAGGTGAGGACATGGCAAGTCTCGAATCAAACAATTTCAAATCTCAACTCATTCGTTCTTTGCAGGATGCAGGTTATTCTGATACAGAGATTGAGGAATTTCGGAAAATTCTCAATTCTCCGACCGGAGAGTTGATTGTCCGTGCTGCTTTAATGGCTGCAAAGAAATCTTGAATCATGCAGAGGAGTTTATTTCTCCTCTGCCTTTTCTTTTTTAATCTTTGCGGTAGCATTTGCTTGTGCTAACATTCCATGCAATTTCAACGCCTCGTCCTCAAATCTGTCTGCTGCCTCTTTGACTGCATCTATCTGTTTGATTATTCCTGTCTCGTCGATTGTTACCTCTGCGAAAATATTCACTGTCTCACCTCCTGTTCTTGCTTGTCCTGCTGCATCTCCTGCCATATAATAAATGTGCGACCATTCCAAAATGACAGGAGGTGAAATGCTGTGGACGATTATGAAAATTTGTATAAGGATGTCAGCAATCAGAATGTTGACACCGCCGAACTTGAACGTCGTAAAAAAGAACGTTATCAAAACCGTTTCAATTATTACAATAGTGTTGTTGCAACCCTCGCTTTGATTCTTTCGATTATCGGTATAATCTTAGGATTAAACTGATAATTGACAGGATAATCGCTAATGTTGAGCAGATTGCGGGCATCC